TAGATATACCTAAAAATTATGCTGATTTTACAGCTAAACAAAAGAAAGTTGTATGTATAAAAATTGTTGATGTATTATTAAAACACATTGATAAAGAACTTGATCCAACCATAAACAGACTTTCTTTCCTTGATGAAGTATTGGAAAGTAGTTTGATGACAAACGAACAGGACGAAGAATATATTGTATGTCAGGTCTTGTTTGATTGTAGAAAATTAATTAATGATTAAAGAAATAGAGGATTATATACAAAAAAATTACTATCATTTATATAATATTGGTATGAAGATGACCAAGCAGGACCCACTAACAAGAGACCTATTACATGAATGTATTTTACAGTTGTATGATAAGGATGTTATAACTCTAAAGAGTTATGATGATAATAGTATAAAGTATTATATAGTTGCGGTGATGAGGATTAATTACTTCAGTAAGACCAGTCCGTTCCACTATCGTATAAGAAGGGAGAGACAGATAATGAATGTGGACGTAGCAACCTGTTGGGACTTATCATATGAACAAGAAGAATTTGAACAAGAACAGATATATCAACTATTGGAATTAAACTATTCAGAATTAGATTGGTTTAAGAAAAGTTTGTTGGATTTATATTTAAGTTTAAATAGAAGTATGAAAGCAGTAAGTAGAAAAACAAACATACCAAATCAATCAATAAGTCGTTATATTAATGAAATAAGAAAGCAGGTTAAGACAGATATAATAAACAAGATAAATTCATAACGTATGTGTGACTGTAAAAAAAGAGATAGAGTAATACAGAATCCAAAACCAGTGGTAGCAATTGTAGAAGAAAGAGAACCAACTAAAGAAGAAATTAGTATGGTAGATGATTGGTATAATAATATAGATATAATAGAACCAATAGAAGATTAACATGGGAAAAGTAAAAAAGGTAGAAGAACCAATAACAAGTAATGTATCCAACGAAGATATTCTATTTGCTCATATGGTATTAAAAGCATCAGGAGCAACACAAGAGTATAAGGATAGAGCAAACAATATATATAAAGTTATATTCGGTGAGGATGTAGTTTATAGTTGTTGTAAGAATAAAGCTTTTATCAAATTGGATTATATGGCTAGACAATTAAAATTAATATAATGGAAAAGAAAGGACGTAAGACCGATGAGTTGGAGTTTGAACAAGTAATGGAACGTGTGTTCTATATGATGTTGTACCAACATATATCTTATCGTGAGTTTGCAACTAAAGCTGCGAAGGAATTTAAAATAACAGAACGTCAAGGAGAAAGGTTATGGAAAGAAGCAAGGGAAAGATTGAAAGAAAGATTTAAAAACAATCAGGAAGAAATATTGGAGAACCATCTAAATCAATTATACGATTTGTTAAAGAGATGTAGAGATGACAATAACAAAAGAACCGAAAGAGAGGTACTTGCGGATATTGCTAAAGTATATCAATTAGAAATAAAGAAAGTTGATATTACAACTAATGGTCAACCAATAACCATATCAATTAATTTGGACCAATAATTTTTTTGGGTTGACTACCCTTAAAATGTCGTTTTTGAATAAAATATATATATAAATATGAGATTAGAATTAGGAGATTGTTTGGACAAATTAAAAGAATTGGAAGATAATTCGGTGGATAGTATTGTCACGGACCCACCATATGGTTTATCATTTATGAACAAGAAGTGGGACTACGATGTTCCATCAACTGACATATGGATAGAATGTTTAAGGGTCCTAAAACCTGGTGGTCATCTATTATCTTTTAGTGGTAGTAGAACATATCATCGTATGGCGGTAAGGATTGAGGACGCAGGGTTTGAAATACGGGACCAAATTATGTGGGTATATGGTTCAGGGTTTCCTAAATCACATAACATCGGTAAGGCGGTGGATAAACTACAAGGGAATGATAGGGAAGTGGTTGGTGAGGTAAAAGATGGATTTAATAATTGGGCGAACTTTACAGATAGGGATTGGAAACCTGAAAATAATGTTTATACAAAAGGAACAAGTGAATGGGAAGGTTGGGGAACGGCATTAAAACCAGCACACGAACCAATCGTTATGGCAAGGAAACCATTAAGTGAAAAGAGTGTGGCTGAAAATGTATTACGATGGGGAACGGGTGGAATTAATATTGATGATAGTAGAGTTGTATATAAGGATGATAAACCACATTCAGTATCAACAGAAAGGGAAGGTGGTAATAGTTGGAATAAAGATTATGTAAGAACAGAAGATTGGGAACCAAACAACACAGGTAGATGGCCTGCAAACATTATATTTGACGAAGAGGCGGGACAAGTGTTAGACCAACAATCAGGGATTAGTAAATCAACACCTGATAAAAGAACAACAAAGACACCAACAGGTGAAATGTTTGGTACAGGTAAAATAACATCACATAATGATAAAGGTGGAGCAAGTCGTTTCTTCTATTGTCCTAAGGCGTCCAAGAAAGATAGGGATGAAGGGATGGATTTACATGATGATAAAATATTAAATAGAGTTAATTCAGGTGGGTTAGAAAATGACCCAAGATGGGGACCTATTGTAAGAAAGAACAATCACCCAACGGTCAAACCAACAGAACTAATGTTATACCTAATTAAATTAGTAACACCAGTAAATGGGGTCGTATTAGATCCGTTCATGGGAAGTGGAAGTACCGGTAAAGGATCAATACGAGGTGGATTTGATTTTATTGGAATTGAGAAGGAAGAAGAATATATAAAGATAGCTGAAGCAAGAATTAAAAACGAAATAAAATAATATGGGAGCAGAAAGAAGATATAAAAGACAAAAGGAAAGAGATGTAAAGAAGATGTATGAAAGACAAATGAGAACAATGTCCACGATGACTGATGAACAGAAGATCACACACTTGGCACATCTATCATCAAGAATAAAACCTAATGTAACTGAACAAGTTAATGGAGATTAAATTACATAAGAAACAATATGAGACATTTAAATTATTACTTGATAAAACTCACCGAGAAGTTTTATACGGTGGTGCTAAAGGTTCAGGTAAATCCTATTTGGGTTCTGTATGGGTTCTATATATGTGCCTTACTTATCCTGGTATTAGGGCGTTGATTGGTCGTACAGTTTTAACACAATTACGAGTGACCACGATAAAGACATTATTAGACCTATTTAAGGACCATGGAATTAATCAAGAACATTATACCTATAACCAACAATCTAACGAAATTAAGTTCTACAATGGAAGTGAGATAGTGTTTAGAGACCTTCAATACAATCCATCTGACCCTAACTACGATTCATTGGGAGGATTAGAAGTAACCATTGCTTTCATTGATGAAATTAGTCAGGTCTCAAGACAAGCGTATGATGTGGTCCGTTCATTATTAAGATATAAGATTAATGAATATCAACTAACACCAAAATTGTTTATGAGTTGTAACCCAACAAACAGTTGGTTAAAGTCAGAATTTTATACACCACATATACAAGAAACATTAGAACCATATAAGATATTTGTACAAGCACTACCAACAGATAATAAAAATCTACCACCTGAATATTTGGAGATATTAAGAAACCTACCACCAAAACAAATGAAACGTTTATACCTTGGTGATTGGAATTACGAGACAGAAGAAGATAGTTTATTTGATTTTGACACAATCAGTTCAAGTATATTCAAGTCAGCACCAAATGTGGATGATAAGAAGTATATGAGTGTGGACGTAGCAAGGTTCGGTTCAGATAGGTCCGTAATAGTGATTTGGGTGGGTAATGTCATCACCGAAATACTTACCTATACCAAACTATCAACAACAGATTTGAGTGAAGAAATAAGGGGTCTAATACACAAATACGGGATACACCCACAGAACATTGTGGTAGATAGTGATGGAGTTGGTGGAGGTGTTGCTGACCAAATACGTGGAAAGAACTTTATAAACAATAGTAGTCCATTACATAAACAGAACTATACCAATCTTAAATCTCAATGTTACATTAAGTTAAGCGAGATGATTAAGGAGGGAAAGATTAGTATTAATGTTATGGACCCAAATACAATAGACACATTAACTCAAGAATTATTATCTGTACGATTAAAAGACACAGATAAGGATAATAAGATTGGTGTTCACAGTAAGGATGAGATGAAGAAGATATTGGGAACATCACCCGATATAAGTGATGCTGTTATGATGAAGATGTTATTTGAAGTATCCAACCAAAAGAACACAGGTAAATATTCAATTTCATTTATCTAAAAAATAGTTTATATTATATATATATATGAATATAGGAGACAAACAAAACAAACTAACATTAATCAAACGTACAGGTTTTATTAAATCAGGTAACAGTCATTATAAGACAGGTCTATTCAAATGTGAATGTGGTAATGAGAAGATGGTTATGATACAGAATGTTACAAGTAATAATACTAAATCATGTGGTTGTAACTACAAGATTAGTAATAAGGATAAAAAATATGGAAGAAAATGATAAAATTTACATTAGAAG